AAATTGGGCTAACCTTGAGTCATTGATAAGCAACGATACAACGGATGCAATTTCAAAATTAGACGAATATTACAACGAGCTCGATAAGATTTACAGAGCTATACCTAGTTAATAAAACAAAAATTTAATCAATAAAAAAAGATGGCAACAACTACATCAATTACTACCACTTATGCTGGTGAATTTGCAGGGAAGTATATCTCTGCTGCATTGTTGAGCGCAGATACTATCGAAGGTGGTGGTATCACCGTGAAACCAAACGTGAAGTACAAAGAAGTAATGAAGAAGTTAGCGACTGACGCAATCGTTAAGGACGCTACTTGTGATTTTTCTGATACCTCTACGGTAACTTTGACTGAGCGTATTCTACAACCTGAGGAGTTCCAAGTAAACTTGGAATTGTGTAAGAAAGACTTCCGTTCTGACTGGGAAGCTGTTCAAATGGGCTACTCTGCCTACGATCAGTTGCCTCCGGCTTTTGCTGACTATATGATCGGCCACGTTGCAGCTAAAGTTGCTGAGAAGATGGAAACAAACATCTGGCAAGGTACTAACGCTACTGCTGGTGAGTTCGACGGATTCGAAACTTTGTGGGCTGCTGATGGTGACGTAGTAGACGTAGTAGGTACAACAGTAACTGCTGCAAACGTTATCGACGAGTTGGGTAAAGTAGTAGATGCTATTCCTGCTGCATTGTACGGCAAAGAAGATATGTACATCTACGTTTCTCAAAACATCGCTCGTGCTTATGTTCGTGCTTTGGGTGGCTTCGGTGCTAACGGACTTGGCGGAAACGGTTTGAACGCTCAAGGTACTACTTGGTACAACGGAGGCGACTTGGCCTTTGATGGCGTTAAATTGTTTGTTGCTTCAGGTTTGTCTGACAACACAATGGCTGCTGCTCAGAAGTCTAACTTGTTCTTCGGAACTGGTTTGTTGAGCGACGCTCAAGAAGTGAAACTTCTTGATATGGCTGATTTGGACGGATCACAAAACGTACGTGTGATTATGCGCTTTACTGCGGGTATCCAGTACGGAATTGGTTCTGAAATCGTATTGTACTCTTAATAGGGTATTAGATTAATAATAACGAAAGGGTAGGTGGGTACGATCTGCCTACCCTTTTTTAATAAGATATAATATGGCTTGTGATTTAACAAAAGGACGCATTCTTCCTTGTCGTGAATCAGTTGGTGGTATCAAAGAGGTTTACTTCGTGGACTACGGAGACTTGGGTACGATCACGTTGACAAACGATGAGGTAACAGATATGAGCGGTACGTTTAGTGCGTATCAATACAAATTGAAGGGCAACAGCTCTATGACACAGAACGTAACTGCTTCTCGTGATAACGGAACAGTTTTCTTCGAACAAACATTGGAGCTTACGCTTCCTCGTTTGAGCAAAGAAGATAACAAGGAATTGAAGCTTTTGGCCTATGGTCGTCCACACATCGTAGTGGTAGACTACAACGGAAACGCTTTCTTGATGGGCCGTGAGCACGGAGCAGACGTTACTGGAGGTACTGTGGTTTCAGGCGCAGCGATGGGCGATATGAGTGGCTACACTCTAAGCTTCTCTGCTATGGAGCTACAACCAGCAAACTTTATTGATTCTCCAGCTGATGGAAATCCATTCGACGGAATGGCTTCTGCAACTGAGAGTATTGTTGCTGGTACAGACAACTGGGCATAATTTGTTTAGCGTGTTAAGTATGGGGGAGCTTCTTGCTCCCCTTTTTTTTGCACAAAACTGAAGCAACACGTTACTTAGGTATGCACATAGTAAGTACAACAGATAAGCTGATTAAATTTGTACCGAGGATCGTTGAATTAGGATCGTTGTCGTTATCCATAACGGACGAATCTACAAACACTTCGGACACTTCAAGCGTTACCGCTACGGATAGCGGAAACTTTGTTAGCATTACGCCAACATATACCTTCAAAGAAGGAAGATTTTACTATATTGTGGTCAGTGGAACGGAGGAGCTGTACCGAGGGAAGGTGTTCTGCACCGATCAAACGGACTTTGACAAGTACACAACAAACGAAAACGTATATACTGAACACGAGAAGGCTAACGCCAACGAATACATTGTAATATGAAAATACACGCATTGAACCTTGCCAGCTATACAAGGCCAGAAGTAACAGAAGTCAAGAACCGAGAATGGGTTGGCTATGGTGAGGACAACAATTACTATCAGTATTTGATAGATCGTTTCAATGGTAGTCCGACCAACAACGCTATTATAAACGCTGTCAGCGATCTTATTTACGGCAAGGGCATAGATGCCGCCGATAGCCACAGAAAGCCCGAAGAATACGCTGCTATGCGTTCTTTGATTCACGAGAGCTGCTTGAGAAAAGTAACAAGCGATCTGAAGCTGATGGGCCAAGCTGCATTCCAAGTAATCTATTCTCAAAGCGGAGACAAGATTGCTCAAGTGGAGCATATGCCTATTCAGACTTTGAGAGCTGAAAAGTGCAACGAAGAAGGGGATATTGAAGCATACTACTACTGCGCTGATTGGGAAAAGCTAGGGCCTAATGATCAGCCGGAACGCTACGCAGCGTTCGGCACTAGCAACGAGTCTATCGAGATCTTGGTTATTCGACCATATCGTGCAGGATTCTATTACTACTCACCGGTAGACTACCAAGGTGGCCTTCCGTATGCTGAGCTAGAAGAAGAAGTAGCCAACTACCATATCAATAATATCAAGAACGGACTCGCTCCGTCGATGATGATCAACTTCAATAACGGAGTTCCGGATGAGGAAGAACGTATGGAGATTGAGCGCAAGATCCGTGAGAAGTTTAGCGGTAGCTCGAATGCTGGTAACTTCATCCTTGCGTTCAACGAAAGCAAGGAGTTATCTGCGACTATTGATGCCGTTCCTCTATCGGATGCACCGGGTCAGTATGAGTTCTTATCAGAGGAGTCTATGCAGAAGCTTATGATCGCTCACCGTGTTACCTCGCCTATGTTGCTGGGTATCAAGGATAGCTCTGGACTAGGAAACAATGCCGAAGAATTGGAGACAGCTTCACTATTGTTCGACAACACGGTAATCCGTCCGTTCCAAAACCTTATTATTTCTGCTATTGATCAGATATTGTCCGTTAATGGCATTTCTTTGGATCTATACTTCAGAACGCTTCAGCCTTTAGAGTTCGTTGATCGAAGCGCAGCAATAACACAAGAAGAAAAAGAAAAGCAAACGGGCGAAAAGCTATCCGCACAAGACTGCGGATGCAAGACTGAATTAAAGGACGCTGACGATCCTTGCTGGGACGGCTATGAGATGGTAGGATTCAAGATGAAAGACGGTAAGAAGGTGCCTAATTGCGTACCTATTGCTGATTTATCTGAAATAGCTGACGAGCTGATAGAAATGGGTGAGGACGAGGACCTAGAAAACTGGGTTTTGGTTGATGAGCGTGAGGTTGACTACGATCAAGAGGAAGTCCTAGACAAGTTTGTGAACCTTGCAAGTACCGGAACGGCAAGACCAAACGCTAAAAGTGAGGACGATGGTATGAATAGAAACGGAGAGTTTTTCCGTGTACGCTATCAGTATTCTCCACTAAGCGCTGGTGCTAACAGCAGAGACTTCTGCCGTAAAATGGTAGCAGCCAAGAAGCTATACCGTAAAGAGGACATCCTACAAATGGAGAACAAGGCAGTTAATCCGGGCTTTGGGCCTAGCGGATCTTCTACCTATTCGATATGGCTGTATAAAGGCGGTGCAAGATGCAACCACAGATGGTTCCGCAAGACCTATATGTGGAAGGATCTAGAGGACGTTAACAAGACCGAAGATGGTACTTCTATAAGTACAACAAAAGCACGTTCAAAAGGCTTCCGTGCGCCAGCGAACCCTAACAAGGTGAGCGTAGCGCCAAATCAGATGAGAAACAAGGGTTTCATCAACCCACCAAGTGAGAAAGATATACAAGGAGGAATATAATGGCTACTGCACTATTTATCACAAGAAGCGATCTTGTCCGTAACACGTTCCTATCCGGGAACGTAGATACTGATAAGTTCATTCAGTTCATTAAGATAGCTCAAGAGGTACACGTTCAGCAGTATCTCGGTACAAAGCTATATGAGAAGATCGGAAACGACATTATAGGAGATACGCTGACCGGAAACTATGAGACGTTGGTGAATGAATACGTGCAACCTATGTTGATTCATTGGGCTATGACTGAGTACTTGCCTTTCGCTGCCTTCACGGCATCGAATGGGGGTATCTACAAGAGAACGGTTGAAAATGGCGAGACAGCTTCACGTGAGGATCTGTCGTTCCTCATTGAGAAGGAGCGTAACCTTGCGGAGTATTATACTCGTAGGCTGATAGATTACCTTGCGTTCCGCAACAATCTATTCCCTGAGTATAACCAGAATACGAATGACGATATTTATCCACTAAGAGACAGTACATTTAACGGATGGGTGCTATAACGACATACAAACCGAAGCAAATTAACGTAAAGAAACTACAAGTTTACTTAACAAAGGTTTCTAAACAAGTAAAGAAGAATGGCAAATAATACTATTAATTGGGGAGCGATATACGCTAGTACTGAATGGGGCAGAACCTCAGAGAACGGCTTTGGTATCGTTTACCAAGACGGAGGCTTCCCATCTCCTACTCCATACACGGAGATTATAGCAGAGGATGGGGCGTACCTATTGGCTGAAAACAACGACAATATAATTATAGAATAAAAATGGCAAACAAAAAATTTAGTGAATTTACTACTCGTGAAGATTCAGCCAATGTAGATTTCTTGGTTGGATATGATGGTAGTACAAATGTAAAAATCGCACCTAGCAACATAGGCGGCGGTGGTGGTGGGTTTGATGGTGTGAGAATTGCGCATAACTTCAATCAGAATCAGAATATTCCCTCTTACTCTTATTACTTACCTGTCAATTCATTGGCAGAATATTGGGGAGATAATACTAACGAGCCTTCGGGTATTGTTGCTTTGCAAAATGGGTATGTATCTAGAGTAAGAATGATTAATATAGACGCAAGTGGTGTAACGGGTCTAGCTACGCAGACACGCATATTAGTAACCGTAAACGGAACGACAGTATATACTAGCTCATACAATAATCACGGAACACTTACACAATATACTACCATAGAATTTAGTTTAGGTGCTACTGACGCACCTTTTAGCGCAGGAGACCAAGTCGTGGTAAGATTCCAAACAGATGGAATTTGGTATCGTGCCCACGCAATGAGTGAACATACATACAGCTAAAAATAGAATACAATGGCAACAACTTGGAATTTAAAGAATGTGCAGGTATACAACACGCTAGACGGAAATAGCGATGTTATCTACTTGGTCAACTACAACGTAACGGCTACCGATGGTAATGGTAGTGTGTATGTATTACCTAAAGAGGCAACTATTGATACCTCAAGCATTACTGACTTTGTACCCTTCGCAGACCTTACAGAAGCAATTGTAATAGGATGGGTAGAAACTGATTTAGGTACTGATGGCGTAGCAGCGATTGACCAAGAGGCGGAAGATGCACTAAGCAATATGCTCAATACCTCTGTTAAAACGTTATAATGAGCCACAAGCAAGAACCTACACCTAGCCGTACTTCCCCAAGGGGAGGTCGCAGAGCTTGTTACTGCAAAGATCGCAATACTTACAGCGTGAGCTGCTGCGATGGTAGTATTTGGGCGCAAGGCATAGGTACTATTTATTTAACACCTGAGGAATGAGAGACATTACTAAAATTATCATTCATTGTGCCGCCACTCGTGAGGGGCAGAATGTGAAAACAAGTACTATTCGCAAGTGGCATACAGCACCTGCACCAAAGGGCAGGGGTTGGAGCGACATAGGATACCACTATGTGATAGAGCTTGACGGAAAAGTCGTTGAAGGTCGTCCGTTAGAAAGACGAGGAGCTCACACCAAAGGGCAAAATACTTGTAGTATCGGTATTTGCTATGTCGGAGGGGTTGATGAGGATCTAAAACCAAAGGACACACGTACTCCGGAACAGAAAGAGGCTATGTATGAGTTGGTTGCTGAGCTTAAGGAAAGGTTCCCGAACGCAAAGCTACACGGACACAATGAGTTCGCCAACAAGGCTTGTCCATCGTTTGACGTACAGACTGAATTCTAATGAAAAAGTTTACCGAGATCTTCAAGAATAGTAATGACTACAACGAAAAAACCGTGATCGGCTTTTTGTCATTTGCTATTATGGTTATCGTAATGTTGGTTGACGTTATCACTGGTTTCTTTGGTAGCCACCTACCAATAAACGACTTTGTGTATAACAGCTTCCTCATCGTAACTCTTGGGAGCTTTGGTATAGCAGGACTTGAGAAGTTTGCAAAGAAGTGAAACGTATAAAAGCATTAGGCAAGAAGCTACGAAGCATTTATCTGTATAGTGATAGCCAACCTACGGAGATCACTTTAGCAGTATGCCTTGTGGTACTTTCTCCTATTGTAACGATAATGGAAATTGGCTTGATGCCGATATACAATTCAGTGTGTATTGGGTTCGGTTTATTCCAGCTCTACTGCGTAGCCAACGAGGATTTAAAATGTCGTATGAGAGCAAGTATGTTAACGATGAGCGCATACTTTGCAACCTTTTTAATGTACACCATAAAAGGTACAATATTTGTATCGCCTACGCATTGGGGTTGGTTTGTCCTTGCCTTTTCTGCTTGGGGTGTGGTGCGTAGATTAAACGCAGAACAATTACATAGAGATAGAAGATAATGGAGGCTTGGATACAGATAGTAATCACTGTTGTTACGGTGCTGGGAAGCGGCGCAGCGTTCACTTTTTACACCAATAGAATGAAGATGAAAGCAGAGGAGCGCAAAGAGGATAACGCAAACAATGATACAACTCTATACCGAGACGATTTAAAGGCGAGGGTAAGAAACCTCGAAGAATTGTTGGCGCATAGCGCTAACGAGAAAGATGAGCTTCGTAGCCAGATCCTTGATCTTACTGCAGAGGTACATAGCCTAAGAGTCAAGGTTGACTTCTTAGAAAAAGAGAATGAACTATTAAAAATGAGATAACGATGAAACACCTAAAAGTTTTTTGGCTTTGGATTAAAGAAACGCACAAGCGTTTTTGGGGTTATTGGTTAGGGTTTACTGAACTAGACGAAAAAGTATTAGCGACATACGATGAGGCTAGAAAAAGATACCGTAATATTATCAAGGCAGCAAAAGGCGAAGAATAGATGAACGATACAGACTTTGGATTCTCGAATGACTTCGAGGACTTTGTTAATGAATTAGAGAACAAGGATCAACCTACTTGTAATTTAGAAAACCCTGAAGAATGCGAAGCTTGTGGAAGTTAAAGTTACTGGTCGTCGTTGGAGCATTAACGCTGACGTCGTGTGGTGCTCAATATCACCTGAAGCGTGCGATTGCAAAGGATCCTACCATTGTCCAAAAGGACACAGTAAAAATAGACACTCTAATCGTAACCGAAATAAAGACCGTTAGAGACACTTTTGTAGTCAAGGGGGACACCTCTATGGTTTTTGTAAATAAAGGCGTTAAAACGCAAATAAAAGTGGTTAGAGACACGTTTATGGTTCAGACCACGTGTCCTCCAGACACGATACGATTAGAAAAAGAAATTTTAGTACCAAAGGTTGTATATCAAGAAAAATACTCTAACTTTGATTTAGTTAAGCTTATATTAGTTATAATAATTATATTAAGTTTAATAGCTTTCTTAAGAAAGCTTATAAACTAAGTTAAATGGGAATAGTAGATACACTCTTAGCAATAGATACTTCAATTCACGCTAACTTTAATGATGTATCGGCAACAGCCGAACAAAAAGAAAACATAAGAAGCATAAGTAGACATATCTACAAGCTCATAGGCAAGTACGATATTGAAAAAAGTGAACGTTTGTTAGATGCAATGGACTGATGAGATCGAGATTACTCTGGGTAAAGTACCTTCTCTTAACGCCTTTTACTCCAGTAAGCATTGGACTTACCGAAAACAGCAGAAGGATAAATGGAAAAGAGAAATTGAAAACGAACTTAACCGTTATGACGTTGTTTCTTACAGAGCTGCTAAAGTCCATATCCGCTGCAATTATCGGTATGACCTCGATAATTCTATTATGGTTTCAAAGTTTACTTGTGATAGTCTTGTTGATATGGGATTTCTTGCTAATGATTCCCCTAAATATATTGGAGAGATTAAACTCACGTTTGATAGCTCTATTACAAAAGATACTGCAATAGTTAAAATATATCTACGTTAGTTCCCTTTGTAGATTAGTTGGTTGGATAGCCCCACTTCGGTGGGGTTATCTTTTTTTTGGTTAATTGTGAACTTTTTTTTAAACTTGCTTTGTCTAACCAACTAAAAGTAATATGAAAGACGAACTAATTAAACTTTACGAGGCAAGAATTGATGCCCTCGAGACAGAACTGGAAATGACCAGACTGTGGATTTACCGACACGTTGAACTCAACGATGGATGGAGTAGCAACATTACACAAGATTGTATTGACTACTTTATCGCTGAAGAAAAACAGAATGCCTTATGACACTAACAGAAGATCAGATCCAAGCTTTGATTGATCAAGCTGATGCTCTAGCAGTTTGGCATCTATTTACCGACCAAGGGCTTCGTGAGGAAGCCAACTATGTAGAAGCAAGATACTTTGAACTTTAATTTAAACTATATGAAAACAGCAACACTAATTTATACCACCCCAATTTACGGAGGAGTTGAGAGAGTTAAACTAACCAAGAGAGGGAGCAGCAAATATATGCTTGGCGCATTCCTTAAGCGCCAAACAAAAATACTACCCCCGAATGCGTTGGTGGTATTATCTGAAATCAAATAATAAAACCCTAGAAATTATGAAAACAGCAACTATCAAGGACGTAATGTTCGAGACAACGTGGAACGACTTCAAGATTTACAAGCTCCACCTTGACAATGGTCAATCCGGATCTATCCTAACCAAGACTTGGGAGCCTCAGACCGGAGAAGAATTTAGCTACACTTACGATGTAGAGAAGTCTCGCTTCAAGCGAGTAAATCCTAACGGAAACTATTCAGGCGGATCAGGAAGCTATAACGCACCAAAAGGCGGGGGATCTTCCAAAGACAAACTGATTGTACGTCAGGTGGCCTTAAAAGCAGCCGTAGAGTTCTCAAACGGTATGAACCTAAAAGCAAATCAAGTACTTCAAGTAGCCGAGATCTTCAATGACTGGGTAAATAACGAAACAGCCCAAGAGGAGAAACCTCAACCAGCACCAGCTTCGGTGCGTGAGGAGTCGGACGATCTGCCGTTCTAAAAAAAGACAAGAGGTCGGGCTAAAAACCCGACCTTTTTTTTTATACTTGAGGATGGAAGATATTGAACGTTTTTTACAAGAAGCTTTATGGCGCAAGGATATGGCCTATAAAGAATTAGCTGCGGACTATTTCCGGCTCCAACTTGAATACTCTGAACTACGTGAGCAGTACGAGATGATGCTGCGACGATTAGAATTACTAGACGAAGGGAACGATGAAGAATACGATTGATTTTAGCAAACTACACGAAGATTTATTAGCGGTACGAGAAGGCCGTGTCAAAGAAGGGTACAAATTTGGTCACGAAGGCATCGACCAATTCCTGCGATTCAAACCTAAAAACTTTAATATCATACTAGGCCACGCCAACGTGGGTAAAACTAGCTTGACAATCTACCTAATGTTGGTGCTTTCTTTGAAGCACGGCATCAAGTGGCTGATCTATTCAAGCGAGAACGAGCCGTACAGCATTATGAAGAAGCTGTTGGAATACTACAACGGACAAGTGCTTGAGAAGATGTCTATGGGTACATTCGAAACCAGCCTTATGTATCTCCAGCAATTCTTTACCATTATGGACATTAGTGAACTGCTGACCTACAAAACGCTATTAGATCGTGCTCAAGAGATCTACGATGAAGAACCCTATCAAGGATTCCTAATTGATCCGTACAACTCTCTAGCGAAGGACAAGGATGCCCTAGCAGGGCTTACCGGCCACGACTATGATTACCTTGCAGCAAGTATGATGCGTATGTTCTGCTCCAAGAACAACGTAAGTATATGGTTGAATACCCACGCAGTTACGACAGCTCTACGAAGCCTCAACAAGAAAGGACAGCTTTATGAGGGCTTCCCTGCACCGCCTATGGCTGCGGACTCTGAGGGTGGCGGTAAGTGGGTGAACCGTGCTTCGGACTTTATGGTGATCCATAGATACTCCCAGCACCCTACGGATTGGATGTATTCGCACCTACACGTCCGCAAGGTCAAAGAGATGGAGACCGGAGGGCGACCAACTCCAATGCAAGAACCTATTGTACTAAGAAGCCT